GGAGAGTTTGTCTTTACAGCTAAATCAGTTAAACATTTAGGTGTAGATAAACTTCGTAAGATGATGGCAAAAGCAGAGAATGATTACGATAAAGATATGAACGTCCAAGATGAACAACAAATGGAATCAGTAGATGACATGGTTCCCTCGGACGTCATGAGTGCTGCTTATGGCGGTTTAATGAAAAACCCTTATAAGTAGGCTTTACAAATAGAGCTACCCTGCCAATCACTGAGGCACTCTATTTTTCGGCTACTCTTGCAATTTTGCAAGACCCCAACAATAACAATGAAAGGTGATTAAAAATGACTGATAGTAATGAGAACCCTCTTTTAGAAAAAAGAACTACTTCTCAGAAGAACGACGAACAAGAAGCTAATCCATATAATCAAAAGAAAGATTATCTTGATTATGATAGTATGGAACAAGATGCATCAAAACCGTTTGCAGGTGCTAATACAATGGCTTACAAAAATAATTCTAAGGTAGTAGTAGATTCTACACAAAGTATAGAAGATACTGAAGAACCTCAAGAAGAAGAAAGCCAATCTGCAAATCAACCTTATAAAAAAGTTGACTATAAAAAAAGGTATGATGATTTAAAAAAACATTACGATACTAAAGTAAATGGTTTTAAACAAAAAGAAGAAGAACTACACGCACAACTAAGAGCTAATCGACCTAAGTATAAAGCTCCTAAAAGTGTAGAAGAACTTCAAGAGTTTAGAAAAAATTATCCAGACGTATATGATGTTGTTGAATCAGTAGCTCATACCCAAACTTCAAAAGAACTTGAAGATTTAAAAGAAGAATTAAAAGTTCTTCGTAATAAAAATCAAGAAATTTCTGTGAAGGAAGCAGAGTTAACTTTGGAACGACTACACCCAGACTTCTCAGAGATTAGAGAATCCGATGAGTTTCATGCTTGGGCTGATAGACAACCAGAAGAAATAAAAGGTTGGATTTATAGTAATGGTTCAAATGCAACATTAGCATCTCGTGCAATCGACCTCTTCAAACAGGACGTCGGCAAGTTAAAATCTAATACTAAAAATGACATATCAGGAGATTTAGTACCTGCATCAGAAATGATAAAGGTAACAAATAATAAAGATATAGGTTATGGCAGTAAAAAGATTTGGACTCGTTCTCAGATAGCAGCAATGTCACAACGTGATTTTGATAAGAATGAACAATCCATAATGGAAGCTATGTCTAGTGGTCGTGTCGTTGATGATACGTCTAACAGAAAAATAGGTGGTTCAGGAAATCCTACTTACTAAGTTACAAAGCTGTTTTTTTTAAACAACTAAAACTCAACTAGAAAAGGAGAAATACTATGGCTGTATTTCAAAATGCTGGTGGAGCTGGTAACAATAACTTTAATGCGGGTACCTCAGGTCAAACGAATGAATTTTTCGTTCCTGAAATTTTCTCGAAGAAGATTCAAAACTTCTTTAGAAAATCATCTGTAATTGAAGCTATTACAAACACGGACTATGCAGGTGAAATAGCGGCTTTCGGTGATACTGTAAAAATCATCAAAGAGCCTACTGTCACTGTCGCAGCATATACTCGTGCCGCTTCTACTACAAAACAATACCTTACTGACCAAGAGTTGACACTTGTTATTGACAAAGCAAACTCATTTAAGTTTATTGTTGATGACATTGAGGAAAGACTTTCTCATATCAACTTTGCATCAGTAGGAGCAAGCTCTGCGGCTTACACACTAAAAGACACAATGGACGCTGAAGTCCTTGAAGCAATGGCTGACGGTGCATCTGCATCATCTCCAGATAACCAAATGGGTACTGATTCAGATACTCACTTAGGTGCTGGAGTATTTGATGGTTCAGGTTCAATCGACGTTGGTTACGCTTCAGGTGAAATCACTCCATTAGCTTTAATGTCTAGAATTGCTAGAAAACTAGATGAATCTAGTATTCCAGAAGAAGGACGTTTCTTTGTAGCAAACCCTCAATTTTACGAGGAGTTAGCTGCTGAAGATTCTAAGTTAATGTCTGCTGACTTTAACCAAGGTGAAGGCGGAGTTCGTAACGGACTAGTAGCATCAGGAATGATTAGAGGATTTAAAATGTATAAATCTAATAACATTGCTGTAGCTAATGCTGACGGCAAAGTAATGGCTGGTCACATTAGTTCTACTGCTACGGCTCAATCTATCCTTAACATTGAAACTCTAAGAGACACTGATACTTTCGGTGACATCGTAAGAGGATTACATGTTTATGGAAGAGCTGTATTAAGAGACGACGCTCTCGTAACAGCACACTATAGTATTGACTAATACTAAAGAATTAGAAGGGGCGATTAAGTTCGCCCTTTCTTTTATATACATAAAGGAATTTTAAAATGCCAAAAATGAAAAACGGAATTGACTACGCTGATGTTATAACAGAACATTTACCTTTTATAAAAGAAGGCGATAATGTGGCTTCTTGTGATTATGGTAAAGATAAATATCCAAGACAATATGGTCAAATGGATTTAAGAAGAAGTTGTGATAAAGCTGAGATGGGTACTCCATCTTTTTATAAAGACAAAAAATAATTAAAGGTAACAATGGCTGCTCCATTCAGAACATATTTAGATTTAACTAATACTATTATTAGAGAACTTAATGAAGTAGAACTAACAGCAGGAACTTTTTCTTCAGCTGTAGGTTTACAAAAATATATTAAAGATGCTATTAATAGAGCATACTTTGATATTTGCACAGCAGAAGACAAGTGGAGTTTTTTAAGTGCAGGTGACCCATCTAATGATTATTATGGTAATACTAATATTGAAACTACCGCTGGTACTAGATGGTATGATTTAAGAAGTTCTCAAACAATTGCAAATGAATATAGTTTTGTTGATTGGGAAAATATAATAGTAACTGAAGAAGGAGTAACAGGTAAAACAGCTCCATTTGAAATTAATAGACTACAGCCACTGTCTATAAATAACTGGCAAAGATTATACGGAATACAAGAGTCAAGAGATAAAAGTAGTTCTCAAACTTATGGAATACCTAGACGAGTTATAAGAGTTCCAGAAAATAATAAACTTGGTTTATCTCCTATACCTGATGGTGTATATAAAATTTATTTTTATGCTTATAGTCAACCTACTGAACTATCGGCACACGGAGATACAGTAGTATTTCCAAAACAATATACATCTGTTCTTTTAGCAAAGACTAGATATTATGTACATCAATTTAAAGACAATATGTCACAAGCACAACTAGCTGAAGTAGAATATCAAAAAGGTTTAAGAAGTATGAGAGAACAATTACTAGAACCTTTTCCAGAAACTATGGATGATAGACGTAGCGTATATGTCTAATAAAAAGAAACAGGTAAAGCTACCAGCTCCCTGGAATAAAACAAATACAAAAGAAGTAATTAAAAAATTTTTTAAAGTATGGCAGAACAAGGTATATCAATAAACTGTGAGGGCGGATTAGATTTAGTTTCAAGTACCGCTTTGCTTTTTAGAACTCCAGGAGTAGCTCAACGACTTAATAATTTTGAGTCATCTATTCATGGAGGGTACAGAAGAATTAATGGTTTTACTAAATTTGGTTCATCTACTGTTACAGGAGATACTAGTCAAGTTGAAGGTATATTTGCATATGCTAAAGGAGTAATAGCTTGTGCAGGAAGTAATATTTTTTATAGTACAAACGGTAATAGTTGGATACAAATAAACAAAAATACTTATCAAAACAAAACAGGTACAGTTGCGGTAAGTTCAGGTAGTGCTACAATAACAGGAAGCAGCACAGCATTTACTAGTGAGTTTGCTGTAGGTGATGATATTAAAATAAATGATGAACAGTTTTTAGTATTAAGTATTACAAATAATACTACAATGACAGTAGATGGAAACTTTGCTGCTAGTGCTTCATCACAAAATATAAAATTAAATGGGTCTACAGAGTCTCAATTAAATAGTGCTACTTCTATATCAAGAGGTTCTCAAAGTCTTTGTGAGTTTACTTTATATGAAAGTAATAAACAATATGGTAAGCTTTATGTATCAGACGGAATTAATAAAGTTGGTGAAATAGTTATTGAAGTTACAAATGCTGGAGTACATACTTATTCATTTAAAGAAGTAAATAGAGCAGCTCCTATAAATCCTAACTTTATTACATTGTTTGCAGAAAGATTAATAGTTGCAGGACAATCAAGTAATCCACAACAAGTAGCTTATAGTACTAGATTAGTACCAGAAAATTTTACAGGTAGTTCAGCAGGTACAGTAGATGTAGGCGACCAAATAGTAGGTATAAAATCTTTTCGTAATAAACTTATTATATTTTGTAAGAATAGTATTTATCAATTATCTGGTCTTGATGGTACACCAGTTTTATCCTCAGTAACTAAAAACATTGGTTGTGTAAGTGGTAAAACAATTCAAGAGATTGGTGGAGATTTAATTTTTCTTTCTCCAGATGGATTAAGAACTATTGCTGGTACTGCTCGTATTGATGATATTGAACTAGGTTCTATTAGTAGAAAAGTATTACCAATATTTAGAGATGATATATTTCCTAATATATCAACTTTAACTTTTTCTAGTATGGTTATTAGAGAAAAAAGTCAATACAGATTATTTTATTACAAAAATGGAACAGTTGACCGAGAACAAAAAGGACTACTAGGAACTTTTAAAATATCTTCACAAGGAGTTCCTTTATATGAGTGGAGTCAATGTACAGGCATAGGTGCTCGTATGACTCATTCAGGTTTTGATGAAAATAATAACGAAGTATATTATCATTCTAGTACAGATGGATATGTATACGAACACGATAGTGGTAACACTTTTAATAATAGTGTTATTACTGCAGAATATAAAACACCTGATTTAGATTATGGAGATTCTGGTGTTAGAAAAACTTTATATTATTGTAAAACAAGTATAAGAGCTGAAGGTTCTAATGACAATTTAAAATTACTTTGTCGTTATGATTTTGATGATAATAATATTCCTCAGCCAGCTGAAACAAATATAGGTTCTTTAGCTAGTCCAGCTTTATTTGGAATAGCTCTTTTTGGCACAGCACTTTTTGGACAAACACTTTATCCACAACAAAAAGTTAATTTAGTAGGTAGTGGATTTACAAACAACTTTACAATATCAAGTACTGGTACTGCATCTCCATATACAATCTCAGGATTTTATGTAGACTTTATACCAGGCGGAAGGATTTAAACATGGCGGCATATTCAAGACAAAGTTCATTTGCAGATGGTAGTACTATTAACGCATCGTTATTTAATAACGAGTATGATGCATTAGCAGCAGCCTTTGTAAATACTAGTGGTCATAAACATGATGGTACAACTGGTGAAGGTCCAGTTATAGCTCTTATTGGTGATGCTAATCTTGCAACGCCACTTAACAAAGTTTTAATTGATTCTTCAAATGACCATATTGAATTTTATGTGGATGTATCTTCATCTGCAGTACAACAACTTTATATTGCTGATGGTGTAGTAGCTCCTGTTACTGATAGTGATATAGACCTTGGTACATCTTCTCTTTATTATAAAAATGCTTACATTGATGCTATAACAACTACAGGAAATGTAGCAGTTGGTGGTAACTTAACTGTTACTGGAACAACTACATTTAANGGTGGNACTTTAACTCTTGGNGATGCNNANACNGANAACATTGTTTTTGGTGGCGAGGTTGATTCTAATATTATTCCTGATGATGATAATACTTACGATTTAGGTAGTTCATCAAAAGAATGGAAAGACATTTATATTGATGGTGTAGCTTATATAGATGCTATTAATTTTAATGGTACAGCTATTACATCTACTGCTGCAGAATTAAATATCATGGATGGTGTTACGTCTACTGCTGCAGAATTAAACATATTAGACGGTGTTACATCAACAGCTGCAGAACTAAACATATTAGACGGCGTAACTTCTACTGCCGCAGAGCTAAANATATTAGANGGTGTTACATCAACAGCTGCAGAACTTAATATACTTGATGGTGTTACAGCTACTACAACTGAATTAAATTTAATAGATGGTGTAACAGCTACTACTGCAGAACTTAATATACTTGATGGTGTTACAGCTAGTGCAACAGATATTAATCTTATTGATGGAATAACCAACGGCACAGTAATAGCAAGTAAGGCTATTATAACAGATTCAAACAAAGACATAACTGGTGGTAGAAATATTACTATTAGTGGTGAGTTAGATGCAGGCTCTCTTGATATTGAAGGTGATGCTGATATTAATGGTACGCTAGAAGCTGATGCAATAACTGTTGATGGTGTAGCTCTTAATGAGTTTATTGCTGATACAGTTGGAGCAATGGTATCAAGTAATACCGAAAGTAATATAACTGTATCTTATGATGATGCAGATAATACACTTGATTTTGTTGTAGGTAATATTTCAGGTACTTCTGCTTTAGCAACTGAGGCTACTATTACAGCAAACAATAGTACAAATGAAACTGTATTCCCTACCTTTGTAGATGGTGCTACAGGTTCTCAAGGACTTGAATCAGATACAGGATTAACTTATAATCCTTCTACAGGTTTATTAACTTCAACAGGTTTTGCTGGAGCCCTTACAGGTAATGCTTCAACAGCTACAACTCTTGCAACAGCAAGAACAATTCATGGTGTATCTTTTGATGGCTCAGCTAATATTGATTTATCAGAAACAATCTCTGATACCATAGGAGCTATGGTTGGTAGTAATACTGAAACAAATATTACAGTTACTTATCAAGATTCAGATAATACTTTAGACTTTGTTATTGGTACACTAAACCAAGACACTACAGGTAACGCAGCTACAGCTACTACTTTAGAAACTGCTAGAACAATTGGTGGTACAAGCTTTGATGGTTCTGCTAATATTGCAGTTGGTCTTGCAGCTACAGCTACTACACTAGCTACTGCTCGAACAATACATGGTGTTAGTTTTGATGGTAGTGCAAACATTGACCTTTCAGAATCAATAGCCGATACAGTTGGAGCTATGGTTAGCTCTAATACAGAAACAGGTCTTGCTGTTACTTATGATGATGCAGATAATACACTTGACTTTGTAATAGGTGCTGGAACTATAGCTAGTTCTATGATTGCAGCTGATGCAATTACTGGAGCTAAAATAGCTGACAATGCAATTGATAGTGAACATTATACTGATGGTTCAATTGATACAGCTCATATAGCAGATGCACAAGTTACTACAGCAAAAATTGCTGGTGATGCTATTACAGGTGCTAAGATTGCAGACAACGCAATTAACAGCGAACATTATACAGATGGTTCTATAGATACTGCACACATTGCAGATGCACAAGTTACCACGGCTAAGGTTGCTGACGATGCTATTACACAAGCTAAAGTAGCTAACGATGCTATTGGAGCTGACGAACTAGCAAGTAATGCTGTAGTAAATGCAAGTGTAGCTGCAGGAGCAGCCATAGCATTTAGTAAGATGGCAAATTTAACTACAGCAAGAGCTTTAGTTTCTGATGGCAATGGTGATGTTTCGGTAAGTGCTGTAACTAGTACAGAGATTGGATATTTAGATGGTGTAACATCAGCTATTCAAACACAAATAAATAACAAACCAAGTAACGGATTTGCAGTAGCGATGGCAATTGCACTTTAAAAAAAATAATAAAACATTTGACATATTGTAAAAAATATGTTATAATATATAAAATCATGGGAGATAAATAATATGGCACAAGACTTTGAAGGTAACGGAGGGCAAATTACTAGTTCAGAAACAACTCTTAGAGCTGCAGCTGATAGTGATGATGCTATTATAGGTCTTAGACTTGCTAACATTCTTACAACTAATATTACTGTTAGTGTGTGGATTGATGAAGGTAACTCAGCAGATAGATACTTAATAAAAGATGTAAGTATTCCTGCAGGTAGTTCCGTTGAATTAATTCAAGGAGCATCAAAGGTAGTTATTATGAGTGGAGATGTAGTAAAAGCACAAGCAAACACAGCTGATAGTTGTGATTTTTGGTTGAGTGTAGTTGATACAATTAGTTCTTAATAGGATATAAATATGGCTAAAGCAGAAAAAGTAGGTGGTGTTTTATACATCGGTAATGCTCCTTCAGGAGAACAAATACCTACACATGATAGTACAGTAGATGATAATCAAATTGTAGGTAATGCAGTTCTTGCAGGGCCTGTAACATTTAATGCAACAATAACAATTGAAGGCGTAGTGGTGGTAGTATGAGTACAGAGATAGATGGCGTTAATGGTATAATTAAAAACACCACGAGTGATGGTGATGTAACTATTAAAGGTAACGATGGTGGTTCTGAAATCACAGCACTAACTCTTGATATGTCTAATGCAGGTAAAGCTAGCTTCAATAATGATATAAGTCTTAATGACGATAGAGCAATTAGATTTGGTGCTGGTGACGATTTATCAATTTTTCATGATAGTAATAATAGTTATATAAGAGATAGTGGCACAGGCAGTTTAATTATACAAAGTAATAGTCTTGAAGTTAAAAACGCTAGTGGTAATGAAAGTGTATTATTAGGAACAGAAAATGGTGCTGTAACTCTTTATCATGATAACGCTGTAAAACTAGCAACAACTGCTACTGGTATATCTGTAACAGGTACAGGTACATTTACTACTGCTGATAACACCGACACACTTACCTTAATATCAACAGATGCTGATGCTGACAGTGGTCCTAATTTAAGATTGTATAGAAACTCTAGTTCACCAGTTAATGATGATGTTACAGGTGTAATTCAATTTGAAGGTAGAAATAACAACTCACAAGATT